TTAGAACCATTCGAATTCCTCCTCTTCATCAAAATCATAAAGCTCTTCATTGGCTAAATCTAATTCGATACTAAACAAAGTTCCTGGATAATAACTTTTACTGATTTCCTGTCGAACAATCATTTTGTTTTCTACTTCAATGATACCATAATTAGAATGTATATGAACAGTGCCAATGCTTAAGTTTGTCAAACTAATAATTATATTTGTAAGTCCTGCTCCTCTATTCCTAGGTGTAGATTTAGTTGAAAAACCTTCTTGACAAGCTATGCTTAACAACTCTGCATCATTTTTATCCGGTTTTAATTTTTTTACTGATGTCGGTATCCCAATCCCAAAATCAGATATTGATATTTTAATTTTTTTTAAGTTTGGAAAAAATTGTGCAAAAACACATCCTATATTTTGGCTAGAATGATCTGCGATATTATTGAAAATCTCATCTATTGCAGTTTGTATATTACTGAATTCACAATATTTATTGCTAGATTTTTGTAACCAAGGTTTTAAAACCGTTTCTTTCCATTCGTAACTCTCTTCTGACCTCAATGTCCTAACCGGAAGAGTAGTGTCACGGATCATGGGTACTTTATACACCTCTTTGTTCCCAAAAAATTCTTTAAAAAAGCCGCAATCTACTAAGTACATCATTGGCTTTTCGTTGTATTTTGGTAATTTATCAAGCGGATTTAATAGAAAAGTAGCTTCCACTTCTTCCATATTTTCTAACCACAAGCAAGTATTATATAGAGTAGTCATTCCACAAGGGTCAATAAATCTAACACTAGTTAAATCAAATTGAATTTGTTTACTGACTGGTGTCAAATCTGGATTTATTATACTTTCTAAAAAACTGTCTATATTATCTTTTGTAAACCAACTTGGAACTTGAATTACTTTTCCCACCCTATTAACACCTCGTAAATTTATAATAAGAAAATTGCATATATGGATAAACATATTGACAACACATATTTATGTACCCTATAGGACTCGAACCTATGACCGGACGGTTATGAGCCGTCTGCTCTAACCAACTGAGCTAAGGGTACGTATGCCACCTACCTGACTAGGTGGCATAAAAATTATCTCATACCGTTCGAAACTTGTCTATGATTTATCGTTTAGGAATCGTCAAAACATACTCAGGAAAACGAATATCCACTGTTTGTCCATTAATTGTATTTCCATTAGGATCGTTCGTTCGTCGTAACATCGGAAAGACTCTTTTCCCTGCAAATTTACGGATATCTAGTGTGCCATCCAAACCAAATCGCAGGCCACTAGGTAATCCATATGCTGCATTCACATCATCTCTGATAATACCGGCTGATTTACAACGTCCAATTTCGACATTCGGATTGTCGGCATCCAGCCAGAAGACGTATCCCTGATTTAAATACGCTGCACCGTTGATTGGAACTAACCAAGCACCAATTCGAAAAATACCAAGAGATAGCTCATTAAACACTTCTAGCTTACCTACATAATTACTCACAGTTTTTGGTGGGCTTGCTAAAATAATTTGATCATGTGTCTGTGGTGTCGCTTGAATACTTCCACTTGTGTTGTAGCCAAGCACATTCATCACCGCACGGATTGCCTGATCCATGTTCTGATCTAACCGGCGCATGTCATTCGCATTATCAATAAAGCACCATTCGATCAATAATACATTGACTCCCGGATTAGTATTTCTGTGGACGAATAAGCTAGTCGTTGCTTTCGCTCCTCTGTCCACAATGCCTAACGCTTTGGCAATTGCAGCGGATACTTCTGCGGCTTTCTTACGAGCTTCTTCATTTCCTGCCCAATACCAAACCTCTGCACCAGTTGCTTGTCCGTTGAACGCATTTAAATGATTTGTGATTGCCCATCCATTACCGGCTGAATTCATTGCGTTCACTTGATTTTGTAAATTCTGATTCACTGTAGTTGCTGATTGATCACTAGTATTAGCTACAGATGCTATTGCTTGCATTTTTTGTGTAATCGTACGAACTACATCTGCTTCACGTCTACCATTTCCAACTGCTCCTGGATCCATCCAGTTACTCCCGCTTTGCCGTCCGCCATGACCGCCACCATTTGATCGAATTGTCATTATTCGCCACCTCTTCCTGTGTAGAACCAATCCAACATACTTTCATTTGGATTGTCTGTTTTTTCTCGTTCCTTTTGTTCGAAAACAAATTTTTCATCTTTATTAGTTTTAGTAAATTCTGTTGGAACAATAAATACTGGTTCAGCAGAATGGTTTAACGTATGTGCTGCATCCTCAACTGCTGTCTCGTCATTTTGGATTTCTGGTTTAACTACTTCGTTATAGTCAGTAAGAAATTTTTCTTTATTCCGCATCCTTTTCTCCCCCTAAATTATGTTTTTTACTTTCTTGCTTTTCTGTAGAGTCTTTCAACTTACTAAATCGATCTTTTACAAAATCCGGCACATAAACGCCTAATTGCCCCAAATTTTCAATGACAGAGATCCCATAAACCGCTATATAGGATAAAACAAATGCTGTGGCGACACCTTCAAAATTCATGATTTTTAAATAAGGATAAGTAATCAACACAAGAGCCACAACTAACAAATGTTTCACTACCCCCATTAACCCCTTTGTACTATTCGCTTCTTTTCCAGCAATTCCTTTACAAATACCTGTAATAATATCTGCAATAACAATCCAGACAAAAATTTGAATATAGACATTGCTGACTAAATTTTTAAACTCTGACAACAAAACTAAATTATCAATAATCACCATGTTTCCACCCTTCTCTCTATTTGTTGAACACAAAAAGCGCACCCTTTTGAGCACGCCTAGTTAATCGTATAAAATCAATTTTCCTCTACCTTACTATTTGTTGTTGGTGCTGGCGCAAAGACTAGCGCAAAGCCCCTGACTGCTAATCTTTTGACAGGCGTAGTCGGCGAATCAATAAACCGGACAATTGGTTGTCGAGCATCATCGAAATTATTCGACACTGTAATATGATAAGCGCCAAATCCGCCATCTGTGTAGTCTGGCAAGCACGAGCCACCAATCCAAATGTATCCACCGAAAATATTCGGAACATCTGGATAAGTAAAGCCCGGATGGCCATCATTTCCAACGCGAATTGTACTTCCTCTTCCCCAACCAGATGGATTTGAAAAGCTCAACGTTTCCCAAGTTAGCCATACGCCACCGCCTAAATACACTGCACCATGATTATCATATTTGTCAGTGGTTACTGCCTCTGCATATTCAACCCCCACATTGATTCCATTCGAAAGCAAGCCACCATTAAATCTTTTCAATGCCGAAACTGTTTGAGGAGTTGTTAAATCCATCAAACTTGTCGATGCTTCATTTTTTGTCAGAAATAATTTCTCTTGCTCTTTCTCGCTTTTCTCAATCTGATCTGCCGTACGTCTCTCAATGTATTCCTCAGTGATATCCCAGCTGTAATCGTTTGGATTATTACTATCTTTAATCCCCTCACCAAAGTATCTATGCTCAGAAATATTTGGAGTGTCTATATCACCTTTTTCTATTTTTAATGAGTCAATCGTTACTTGCCCCATTGTTGCTTGAGGAAATTGATAAATTTGTAACGTGCTAGGTGAAACACTCCCATTCAAATTAGCAGATGTTGGTGTGAAAGTGAGTCTCCATGTATCTGCTAAACCTTCTACTATTTCCATGTCCCCAATATTAGAAGTGCTATTAGGGCCAGTCGTATACACTCTAAATGATTGCGGACCTAATTTGGTCCCATTCAAAGTTAATGTATACGTTTGATTAGCAATAAATGGTTCAATCATTTCAGCAGAATATACTAAATACTGTCGACTACTTATCGGGAAAGCTTGTTCTTTATTTGCTAAATTTTCATTCAAGGAAATCTTCGACATCTGATACGGTTCAACAAGTAGATTGGGTTGATAAGGTGTAGCAACCGCTCCTTCTTCTATCTTTATGTTTCGAAGAGATATTTTGCCTTTAATACGGCTTGAAGCTGTAACGTCTTGTAAAACTACATACCATTGTTGAGGCAGTGTCGTAGCATAAGTTGCTATTTGCGTACCACTAATCGTGTGCCAGATATTAGTAGATGTCGGGAGAGGTCTAACTGTAGATAACATAATATTTCCACCTGGCGCGTAGGTGTTGGTTAATCGAATATTAGAGGCATCCCCCTCTAAACCTTCATGTAACATAATCTCAGCGCTAATTGTGTATCTCTTTCCATTTTGAAGTGCAGGTAAGCGCATGCTTGTATTAAATTTAGTTAGTTGCGCAGATCCATCTAACGTAAAAATGATATCGCCATCCGGCCCATCCTCAACCGTAGCTCCATTTCCCGATGTAAAATGATCGGCAGTGATTTTTGGTAACAGATTGGCGTTTCCTGAATAGTCGTAATTACCGAAATCAATACTGTTTGAATACATTCTTTTGAATCTTCCGAGATTCTCGACTTGTTGACTTGCTTCATTCACTCTCTCGACAAGTTTTTCTACTTCTTCATTCATAGTAACTATTTGTTCATTGGCATGATCGACAACTTCCTTCACGTCTCCAAGTAGTTCTTCAATCACACCTGCCGATTCTGCTTTCACTTGTTCAAGCAACTGTTGAAAGTCCTTGAAATAGTATTCACCATTTAATTGGATATCCCAATCGATTACTGACTTTTCTATAGTAAATGTAAACGCTAAGTTGTCCGTATGGCTACCATCAGGGAAATCAATATAAATATTCGCATCCACTTTTCCTTCATACGAAAGTAGCATGTCAGGGATTGGATATTTTACAATTCCTTCTAGGTAACTTTCAGTTATGATTTGATGATCAAAAATAGGAAATTCCTTTTTCTCATCCCCTGAATAAATGAACATCAAAAGACGAACCGTTGCTCCAAATAAATCAGTAGGACGACCATCTTGATCTTTGATTTGAAATTGTAATAAACCAGCATTTTTATCATAAGACTGAAAAGTAAAGTGAGTGATTTCTGTTGCTCGACTGACTGGTTTTGTAGGTACAACAATTTCTCCTTTTTTTCTCGCCATTTTATCCCTCCTAATACGTGTATTCTCGATCAGTGGCTCGCCCAAAACCAAGGATGCGAACTTTTCGGTGAGCTGTATCGATTTCTAACACAGCAAATGCATCTTCTGCTACCAAACCTAATTTGCTATCATCTCGAACAAATGCACAATCAAAAACCGTTGAATAATATCCACCCATTTCATTCGTGGAATAAAAATACTCTTCGTGTCGATGGCCAGCAAATAAACCAACTAAATGACTCTCTTTTCGCTGTGTAAAATCGACTGAAAAATCAACGACAAAATCACTTAAATTGGAATGTAGTTGTGTACTTTCTTTGTTGATGAAAGCTGTGAGTAACGCTTTGAGTAGTTCGCCATTTTTTATCGGGTCTGTCGTGACCGTTTCTGGCATCAATGGAACATGACTAAAAATTGCCACATGATAGTCATCTGGCAAGGTTCCTAAAGCTTCTTCTGTAAGCCATTGCAGTTGTCTTTCTTGAAGGGCATAGCTCCATTGATCGACATATTTCAGTGTGCCATTTTGATTTCTAATTAAAGGGTTATCGATCATATCAATAAAAACCATTCTGATTTTTTTCTGATGAAAATCTTTGTAATGATACTGACCATTCCCATAAAATTTACCTTCTTGGTTTAAATGTTTTTTAAAGATTTCCAACTGCTCTGCACCAGTCATAATATCCTTTTCAAACACGTTATTTCCTTCATTATTCGAATCTAAAATAGCAGAACCTGAGTCATGATTTCCTCGGATAATAAACTTATTCGGGTTATTTCCTTGCGAATATCGTACACAGTAGCGTTCTAAGTTCCGGACATTGATTGATTTGTCTCTATGTTCGCTATCCACGTTGTCGCCTAAAGCGGCAATAGCGTCTAAATCATTTTGGATATATAAAACATTATTCAGATTTTTCATTGATCGATAGGCTTGAGTTCGCCAAGTTCCTTCATCAAAGTGTGAGTCTGTAACGATGCCTACATTGAATAATTTAGGATCAAGTTTCTCACGTAACTGTTCTAATGCTTCTACGAAGTAAAGCCGAGGCAACGTGTTCTCGGCTTCATCTGGGAAATTCGTCGGCCGTTGTCCAGGAACCTGAAATATTATGCCAACGAGGACCATTCATTCCTACTGCAAGAATAATATTTCCAGCAGCCTGCACTCTGCCAAATGCTGGACCAAACATTGCGGGAATTTCATGGGCTAATCCTGTATCACCTGTAGGTTTAAATCCTGTAGGAACAATCAATGGCGCAAAGTGTGCATTATTCGAAGCGTTCGCATCGTCTCTTGCTTGAATATTTCCATGCATGACCACGAGATCCCCCATACGCGTCAAATAAATATTGCCATCTCGAACATTACTTAACTGTGTGATATCAAAATGTCGTGTCACCATGTTCGCATCATAAAATTCTTTTGTTGCTTGAGGAGTCATTAATTTAGTACTGTTTACGCCTAATCTTGCTTCTTCATCGGTTGCTAAACGAGCACTTGTTTGTTGAGTAACCCGCTGGGGAGTCATAAACTTATTCGATACCACTCCTTGCTCCGCATCTATTTTCGAAGCTGTGGCGAAATTATCAAGTTGATTTGTCCTTCCGTCAATTTCAGATAGTTGATCAATTAATCCGCTAAAATCTTCGTTCTCAACAATACCTGCAATAAGGTGTTTGTAGCGTTTATAGTAATCAACTAGTTCTTGTAAATCCCAAAAATAGTTTCCTTCCCATATGTTTTTTCGAATGCCTGGAAGGACTCGATAAGTAAAACGCATGGTACTAAATATATCTGATTCGGGTTCATCGCTATTTGCAAAGCTAAACCAAGCGTTAAATTCACCTACCTTTTGCAAAAAGGCATCATTCAACTGATACGATACACGGCTACTATCATAAAAGACCGTGTCTACTCTGTCTCGAACCTTATAAGTCCCGATTTCCGCATTAAAAAAGACCACTTCGTTTTCAAACTGTAACAACTGTCCGTCTTCAACAATTTCAGCTTCAAACGTATGACTATTTTTGTCATCTTGAATGATCCGAACTAATGGAATATTATTATTGGGTTCAGTCGTGCTTAACACCATTTTATGTTTTGGCATGGCTCTCCCTCCTAAAAATTAATATAATTACGTGGATTATGGAAACGAGCATTGGATGAGGGATAAAATTCATCCATGAATTGAAAGTGAAGATGTTCCCCAGTAGATGGTCCAGTTGTTCCCATTAATCCTAATTGTTGACCTTGTGAGACTTTTTGCCCTACAGAAACGTCTACTCGACTTAAATGAGCGTACCCCGTGTAAATACTGTCTGAGTGTCTGAGGACTACATAATTACCGTACCAACTAAAATATTCTGCCCCAGCAACAATGACCTCTCCCTCACTCGAAGCAAAGATAGGTGTATTCGGATTGTTATTCACCAAGTCAATGCCATTATGGAATTCTTGAGCACCGGTGATAGGGCTTGTACGCCAACCAAATTCACTAGTCACTCGAACAGGTGCGCTAATTGGCGTAATATATCCAGCTGATTGTGGGATAGATAAATCTTTAAATCGGTTGTACCAATTAGTTGACCATCCGACTCTTTCAGGGTGATCATTTAATGGTCGCTCAAAATTCTTTTCGAACGCTCTTGTTGCGGTAGCGATATCTGTGAGGCCCATAAATTGTGTCCATGTATAAGGATAGGCGTTGGTCGCAATCCATTGACCGTTCGGAGCATGCCACATTAATAATTGAAACTGTGCAGTGATTGTATCAGGATTTTCAGTGATTCCGGCTTGAGTCATTAAATTGATCATATATACACGACCACTACTCGCCCCTGTACTGTCTGTCCATTGCCATACGCCATAACCGAATCCTGGTTTACCATTTCCTTCATCGGCAGTAGGATTTGCATCAGATTCTCCTTGAGCGTTTCCTAAAAGAGCTGCAGCAGCTTGTTGTGTGAATCCTGCGCCGATTGCCATTGCCCAAATTTGCCAATAGCGTTTATCACGATCCGAAGTAATTTCTGGTGGGTACTGACCATTCCAACTACCGCCATTCCCGCCACCACTACCACCTGGTATGACTTCTTTACCTCCGATATATAGCTTTTCAAATCTTCCTTCTCTACCATGAAAGATTCCTTCTTGTATCCATAGATCACCAGAGGCCGAAAATTGAATCTGTCCGTTTTTATCAATAGCAATTCCAGAAGCACCTTTCGTTGAACTTGGTTGCTTATTCATTAGGAGAATAGCTTCACCATCATCAAGGGAAACTTTTAAGTAATCTCCTGTATCAGGATACGCAATACCACCTAAACGACCTCCGCGTGTACCTATACTCCCCAACGATTTCGAATCATTCCAGAATTGCATACCAGCTTTCGTCAACTCCATAATTTTTGCGCCATTGTTGATGGCTTGGATAATGCCGTTAGCCATTCTCAATTGATCGCCAGCGCCATTGAACGAAGTTTCAAAGATATCTGCCCTAATCTTTCCGGCTTGAATAAAATTGGCATTAAACACACCCGCAATCGTCCATGCAGTTTTGAATTCATCAGTCCAGAAATCACCTTCGATAAAACCAATTCCATCTGAGTTCATGACTAAAAAATGGTCAGATGTATCAATACTTTTACCATTCATAAAAACCATCTGATAAGGCTCTCTGCCGTCAGAAATACCAGTTTCTTGACCATTCATCAAAAGGATCGAACCACCATTTTTTCCTGCGCCACGCATGATGTCATCTTGAAATTTACCAATTTCGGTTGATTCGTAGAAAGTCATCTTATTTGATTCCAGATTAGAAATACTGTTCGAAATCTGCGCTGATTGTCTGCGTGCATCTTTGGTTAAATTGTCACCCAACTCAATTGAAGTCTGGCCAGTTAAACGGTTAATTCTCACTTTGAAGATTCTAGTACGATAGTGATAATTACGATCATGTCTATGAATTGTCACTGTATTTCCAATGACATCACTTCCTGTCACCTCAGCTTTAAACTGTGCCAAAGGTCTGGAAGCATCCACCAATGTCTCATAAGTTTTTTGTAATAGCTCTGTTGGATCTTCAATATCATCGAAAATCACAACTGTTTCTCGTTTCCTCATTGTTCCATTAGGTTGCGGTATACCAAATTTTGCTGTTGCTTCCGGATCTTCAATCCAATTTTCTCCTAACGGTTTGTCTAAAGGTGCGCCATTTGATTTTTTCCATTCTATGTCTGCAAATTCGATTCTTCGACCATAACCATCGCCGACTTCTTCTCCACGTCCTCTGCCAATAATAGAAGTCGCAATTGAGCTTCTGTCAACTTCTTTTACAACAGAGAGTGCTTTACTTCCATAAGTAAACCGCATATTCGAATGCTTCCCTATTTGCTTATGCACTTCAATCCATTTATCTTTAATTCCATCTGAGCTTAGAGAACAACGAAAAGAAAACTCCATACCGAATGTTTGTAGTTCTTTCAAAGCCTCTCGCACAGAAACGTAGTAAAAATTGGTTGTGATTGCTGGTAATGTAGGGGCTACATATTCAACACGCCAATTATTATCGGTAAATTCCATTAACCGATTTAGCAACAAGGACACTGGCTGTCCACTTGGCCTAATATCTCTGATAATATAGCCATCTAGCTCATCAGGCGCAAAGCCAATCCCCGTGAATTCCAACATTTCCTTCGGATCATTTGTTTTAATTATTCGATACAACGAAAATGACGATTCGCTTTCACGAACCGCCATAAAACGAGCATCTTCAATTTCTTTATCGTAAGCCACTGTTACATATAGAACGTCTTTCATTAACTCACTTTGATCCTTCGTTATTTCCTTTTCTTGAGTAACTTCAATTAGTTTATTTTTGTTTTTTCTTTTAATCATTTTTTGTAGATGATCAAAAAAATAGACTGTTTCGCTCAAATTGTCGCCCCCCTGTAAAAAACTTTAAGTTTTCCATTGTTGCAGACAACTTTTTGACCTTGTCGCAAAACAAAATTCTCAAAATCAGATTCTAAATCAATGACAGATGTCCAGTCTTCATCGTTAACCATTAGTTTTTCATCCGCAAAATCAAATACTAATTGATCTCCTGGTTTTATCGCTGCATTAGTCACACTAATTGTTTGTTCCCCATTTGTAATTCTTATAGCATTACTCTTTTCTAAAGTAACCTTTATCTTGGTTGGCGTTATTGGAAATCGCATCGTATTTCCAATATAACCATCCGTTACAACTTCTCGTGTGTACTTTAACGGATCTGCGCAATAGATGGTAAAAGTAGATATAATGGAATTAGAATCACCTGCAACTTTATCTGCCGTTGCGTAACGACCATAATAGTAATAATCACTTTCATCTCGAAATCTGATCTCCACATCCTCTGTTCGATACAAAAAATTCAATAAATCTTTGAATTTGAATTGAAGCTTTTCTGGGTTGTTATCTTCTAACTTATACGTAACAGAGATTGTCCTAGACGGTAATGACTGATTCGTTATAAATGAGCCGATTTGAATCCCTTGTTGCTCAATTTCCAGAGACAACATCTCTCTCCCTTCAACCTTCAGTGTTTGATACCCTTCCACAAGATCTTCTAAGTACATTCCGTCATACATCATTGCAGAGGTAGGAAGGAAGCGGTTAGGATTTTCTCGATTAATCGTTGTATCATTAAATCCATACATCTTATTCTCCCATTTCTCCATATTTCCCTCCTAAAATTCTAAATTAATTTCTGCACCTTCGCCCATCGCTTGCGCGATATCATCGACAAAATGACGGAATGATTGTTTCCCTACATTAACATTAAATATCGCCGGTTTAGTTGAACCACCCATATTCACATTATGTTCGACCTGAGTAGAAATACTGCTATTGGCTTTTTGTAAGTTGGAAGCTAAGTCAATCTCCGGTGAATTATCAAAAGTGTCCGTAATGATACTAGCCATACTTTCAACGGTACTTTGGACTTCATCAAATCCCGATGTGAGACCTTTGTTTAAGCCCTCCATAATCGCATTACCCGCCGGAATCAAAAGTTTTCTATCATACTGTATCGGTCCTTTGTTTTCTCGAATCCAATCACCAATTCCGCCAACAAAATCTTGAACTGCTTTCCAAGCATTCTGTAGCCCTTCTAGAAAGCTATCCATGATTGCTTTTCCAGCTTCCCACAGATTAATTTCTTTAAGCGTGTCGAACAATCCAGTAACTTTTCCAACGGTATCGTTAACAGCATTTACAAGTCTATCCCAGATTTCTTGAACACCATTGACCATACGATTAAATATGTTAATGGTCCCTTGTTTTAGATTTTCCCAACCTTGGACAACGCCATCCTTTGTCTGCGTCACTAAGTTACTTATCCACTCTTTAAATGAACTCCAGATGTCTTTTGCTCCTTGGACTGTATTATTGAATAAATCAATCGTACCTTGTTTTAATCCTGTCCAACTATCAATAGTCGTCTGAACGATTGCATCAATCGTTTCAAAGAACCATATTTTTAGATTTGTCCAGATCTCAATTGCACTACTTTTAGTGTCTTCCCATGTTTGAACAATCGATTGCTTCAGCCCTGTCCACATTTGTACGGCATTGTCTTTTATGGTTATCCATAAATTAGCGAAGAATGACTTCACTTGATTCCAGATGATATTTGCTTGATTATAAACCTCAGTCCAGATGTTAATAACCGATTGTTTGAATCCATCCCACAACAGTAATGCACTGTTTACAATGGTGCTAATATATACGGTGAATATATTTTTAATCGACAACCAAATATTTTGTACTGACTCGACCAGCGTTCCCCATATCATGTCTAAGTCATCTTTCATTTGCTGAAAGTCGCCAGTAATTAAGTTGATAATGAAAAGCAATGGCGCAGCAATCAATGCTTTGATAATTTCAAAAGCATTTAAGATAATATTTTTCACTTCGGCAAAAATTGATTTTACTGCATCGATGATATTAGAAAATACCTTAGAAAAGTTTGAGACAAAAGGTCCTATATATTTCAATACAAAATCAAGTGAACTTTTAATTTGATCAGCTATTGCTTTCCAAATACTTGATGCTACATTTTTCAAGTTATCCCATTGTTTATTGACGCTGGAAATCATCCCATCAACTATATTTAAGGTGCTTTGCTTTATGTTTTCCCATGCTTCAGACGCCGATTGAGTAATATCTGACCATAAATTGGTGAAAAAGGAAGTTAGCTCACTCCATTTTTCTCGGACAAAAATCGCAGCGTTTTCCGGTGCTTTTTGTATAGTTGTCCATGCTTTATCTGAAATATCCTTAATCCCATTCCATAGATCACTAAACCATTCAGTCGTCCCGTTCCAAGCTTGTTTGAACCATTCTGAAATGTCAGCCCAAATATTTTTAATCCCTTCTACTGAGGAGTGAACTATCTCCTGAATACTTTCCCATAGATCAATCCAAAAATCTCGAAACGCTTCACTTGTATTCCAAAAATAAATAAATGCGGCTACTAGTCCCACAACTGCTGCAATGACTAATGCTATCGGATTTAGACTCATAACTGTATTTAAAATCGCTTGACCTGCCGCTGCTAGTTTACTCGAGCTAGCCATATTTCCCAAAGCAAATGAGAGTAACTTTACATCGTTACCCACAGCAAAGGCGACCTTTAGAACTGTCATAGCTTTTGATAGACTAGTAACTAAACTTACTATTGATATAGCAGTTTTATAAGCTACAAAAGCTGCTGTAACCGAAATAATTAATGGGCTTAAAACCTGTAAAATTTTAACCAAATTTGAAATTACAGTAATAACACTTGGAGTTATTGCAACAATGGCATTAAAAGCATCGTTAACTGCATCTTTTATTTTGTCGAAGTTCTCCGCAATCGATCCTAGACCAGCATTTTGTAATCCGTCATCAATTGCCCTTATAACATTTGCTAAACCTTTTACAACTGCTGTCTTGATATTGTCAAAGGATGTCTTAATTCCAGCTGAGTTTTTCTTAGCCAATTCAGCAAAACCGTCAACACCTTCATTCAATTCAATCAATCGATCATTAAACTCATCAAAGGTGATCTCGCCTGCTTTCAAAGCATCATATAGCTCATTAACAGAGGTTACACCTCTGTCTTCAAAAGATTTGGCTACCTTGTCCATAGCGACCGGCATAGTATCCTGAACCGAACGCCATGACTGCATATCCACTTCTCCTCGCGCAAGCATCTGTCGATATTGTTCAATCCCACGAGCTGCATCAGCAGATGAAGAACCACTCGCCAGCATCGCATTATTCAATGCAATCGCAGTATCTGTCCCTTTATCTAAACTTCCGGTTGAAATTGCTAATTGTTGAGTGCTTGATACAATTTCATCTAATGAGGTAGGCAGACCGTCAATCCCATGAGTAAGCTTGTTCATAGATTTGTCAACTTCATCGGTAGAATAGCCTAATGCTCTCATAACGACTGGGTACTGATTTAAGGTATCAAATCGCTTAATGGCTCCATCTGTAGAATTTTTAACCATTCCTATTGCCGAATCGACCAATTTAAAAACCCCGACACCTTTTGCGATGTCGAGGATGGAAGTATTTGTTTTCTTAGTATTATCATTAAGACCACCCATTGAATCTTGCATTTGTTTCATAGATTTAGTAAATCCATCATCAATTGCAGAAATGATTGCCTCAACGCTGTATGATTCCATAGTTTTTCCTCCTTTCTTCAGGAGTTAGCTTTTTTCATTAATTTCAAAAGCTTTGTTTGTTTAGGTGATTGCTTTACTTCTTGGATTTCTATTCCGAGAATCTCTTTTTCAAGTTTTTCTTTGTCAAAAAAGTCTTCAAATTTCGTAAATACTGGAACTACTTTAGGCTTTTTCTCTGTACCTATATTCTTTTCTGCTTTTACTTTACGATTAACCCATGCTTGATAATGTAGTTCTTCTTGCACGTCAAGTTTTTTCAATTGATAAGCTGTCATACGAATTCCGTACTCATAAGGAGTCATCAGCTCAATCTGCCGAATATCAGACATTCCTAAAAAACGAAATGAGTTAATAAGAATAGTTTCGTACATTTCAGCAGATGTTATTGTTTCGGTTTGTTTTCGTCCATCTGGCGCATTGCTAACTTTCCCGCATTGCTTTCTCTTAACTCTTTAATCACTTCATCAAACAAAGCCTCGATGTCTTCGTGATCGTCAATGAAATCATCTAATTCAGATTGTTTTACTTTTGGACTTTCAGTTTGGTTTGCCATATAAAGAACGTCTGATAAAGTGGCTACGTTTGTCGCTTGTAACTCAGGCAAAACTCTAGCAACCAACCCTAACCCAAATTGAATCCCTTCACGTTCGAAAGGCTTTCTTTTATCGATTTCACGAACAAATTTCACGCCAAATTTAAATGAGTACTCTTTACCATTAATTGTTAATTCCATTAATTCATCCTCCTATAAATAAAAGCACTCAATCAAGAGTGCTTAACCTTCTGGTGTTTGTTTTGTTGTATCTGTAAAGGCGTATTGAACAACTTCTGCTTGATCGTCTGTCAGAGTGGCATAGCCTTTTTGCTGACGTCCGAACACTCCGAATTCAAGTGAAAGCTCAACTGCATCTTCTGCCCCAGCTGACTGACCAAAACTGGTTAAGTATGCTTGTGCATACTTTGCCTTATACTTCTTATCATTCTCGCCAGTCCCTTTCTCTGCTTTGTCGATTTCCCATACTTCGATGATTTCGCCGTTGTCAAATGCATCATCCATTTCGTCGATATGGTCATCGCCCTTGGTCGCAATTGACGTACCAGTTAGAGTGTACTCGATTGCGCCTAAGTTAATAGAGACGCCATCTTTTGTTGCCGTTGTATCAGCGCTTCGTGTTTTGCTGTTTTCGTGATCCGTTTGGAAAGCCATCTTCCAAGCTGCTTCTTGTTCTGCTTTACTTTTAACTCGGTAAAGCAAAATTAAATCAATACCCTGTTTAGCCTCTGGCATTTAAATTCCTCCTATACATCTAAAATTAATTTCAATAATCGCTCGTTTGAGCGGTGTGTTTGTGCTTGTATCTGTTACTGTCTGTATGTCGCTTGCATTGGTGTCTAACGCCCAAGAATAAACGCCAGATGCGTTCACTTGCATCGCTTGTTCAAACAAAGCAGACGCCATCTCAGACACCTGTTTTCGCTTTGTGTGCAAACCCCATACAGAAATGACAATCACTACATTTCCCAAGATATGAGATTTGGTAGTAGAGTGAAGCGTTTGAGTATCTTCGAATTCAACAAAAGGATAGCTTGCAGAGCTTGCTGGCTTGTAATCATAGGTTTGGTAACCCAATGCAAGCGAGCGTTTGAACATTTCATCAAAGATCGATTGTTCTCTTGTCTTCATCTACTCCACCAACTTATCCATATCTGATTTAAACTTCGCCTTCTGTTTATTGAAAGCTGGTCGCATGAATGGTTGAGCCGACTGAAACCTTGTGCCGTATTCCAAATAAGGTGCATAATCAGCGGTTGGCTTCACCTTCCCTGTTAAACCACCATCACTCAAATCCATGTTGATCGATCGTCTCAAGTTACCGGTATCAACTGGCGCTTTACGCTGCGCTCCTTGTGTCAATTCCGCTGTGTTCTGCTTAACAACCTGCTTTACTTCTTTTAAATTCGTATTAGCCTTTAGTTTTTTAGTTAGCTCGCTAACACCTTTAAGTGATACATTCTTCCTAACCACCAAAAGCCACCTCCTGAACAATAAAAGTATTTTTCAATCGAAGATTACGCTCAGTGATAATCTCAAATTTCTCGTTTTTTCTCCTTAACTTGTTAAAAATTAAAACGTAATCCCATTCTTTTGTATAAGGTCTAAGCAAGCGAATGACTTTAGCTCCTTGTTTGATATCTCCAAACAAAGTCTTTGATCGGTCAGTTCCTAAATCGGTAACATTACCTAGTTTGACTGTTTTTACTAAAGTTGGTTCGACATGTTCGCCCAATTCAGGATCATAATAGCCATCTTTTTCGATAACAAAAGTTACTTCTGTGTCATATCTCATAAGAACCTAGCCACCCCTCTACGAGGAATGCTATTCTCTCTTTGCTTCTCTTTATATGCTGATATGTCATCTTCAAACTCATCTAAAAGTTTTCCGTAGGAGATTGACTCCCCTTCCTGCCCATACGAGCTCATCCCCTCGTTACCTTTGCGGTTAAATCGTTTGATCGTACATTCAACTACGATATAGTTTAAAGATGCGGGAACACTCTCTAAGAAGCCCAAACGCACACATAACTGGTTTGAAATTCGCTTGATGAAGTCAGCAAGTTGCTTATCCAGTTCTTCGTTATCAACTTCGAGCGACCGTTTCACTTCTTCTAAGGTTTCGTTCATGACTGCCTCCTTTCAAAAAATAAAAAGGCTAGTCGAATGACTAACCTTCTTTTGCAGTTTCTAACAAATTTTCATAATCAGCTTTGACTTTGGCATCTTTGTAATCCACTCCAAGCGCATCCAATTCAGCTTTTAAATCGTCGATCGTCAGCTTGACTTTTACAGGTTCGATAAAATCGCCGCCTAAACGTGCGAGATTAGCTTCGATTTCATCTGCACGTTCTTTTGTGATGTCAATCGTGCTATCGACTTTGTACAAGTCTTTGGTGTGGATGTCTTTGAATTCTTTCAACACTTTATATTGAGCCAATTAAATCACCTTACCCTTCTGGAATTGTTTCAAGAATGTACACAGCATTTGCTTGCTCAAAAGAAGGAAGCGAGATCATAGAAACTTTTGTCTCAACATTTACTGGATCAGCTTTCTTCATAGTCGTAATAGCAACACCAGTATCGACAACTGATACATTTGCTACATTCGGACTAGACATCAAGTCAGATTCTTCTGGAGTAGTACCAAACCATGTTTTGCCCAATGTTTGAGCTGGCAATAAAACAAACGTATTATCTGGGATAAATTTATTCGTACCATTTGAATCAGTGTAAACTTTATCGTAAATAACGATCTCTAGGTTAAACTCTTCTGAAATGTAATCCAACAAAGCTTGTTTCGATAATTTAGCCGCTTGAGCATTGGCATTGTTTCCTAAAATAGTCGCTTTGATCGCTGCATTTTGACGTAAATAGCGGAAAGTCTTGCTATTCATAATGGCACGAGCTGGATTCACGCCTTCTTCTTTCAATACAGAAATAGCTTTATCGATATCTTCTACTGGATCAGCATTCGCTACATCACTCCATGCAACATCAGCATTTCCCATGTGGTTTTCAGGTAAGTCATATTTGATTACATGATCTTGTCCATTTTCTTGGATTGTGATTGCTCCAGTGGTTAATAGTTGCATACGCATGATTTCACGACGTACTGCAGCACCACGCAACAAATCTGTAATATCATCAAATACACGATTCACAACTACATCACGATATGCAGGGTTGTTTGTTTGGTTGATCATATTCAATTCTTGACGCAACTCTTCGTCAATGTAATAAGACTCTTTGAAGAAAATCATTTTTTGGATCAATTCTTCAAATCCGGCACGTCCACGTGGAATAACATCAGCATCTAGTCCAGAAGGACGCAAAGCTACTGGAGAGCCAGTCTTACCTTTCAACCAAGACAACTTCATGCCTAGTTGTTTATCAGCAGGGAACAACTCTTCGCCAAGATAAGGCTGTTGCTCATTCGCTCGTTCTGCCCAATAAGTGGCAATGTTTGGTGCTTGCACTAGATCAAAGATATTAAGCGTTGCAAAGTACTGTAAATTCATTTTCATTAATGTTTCTTTATGGATTTTCACTTTCATTCTTCGTTTCCCCCTTATTTATTGCGTTTAACAAAGTAAACTTTGCCGTCTAACGCTTCTTTCACTTCATCTACAATTGTTAAAGTATCTTCTAAACGGAATTCATTGACTGTACCGAAGTATAGTAATGTACCATTTGCAGTCGTAGAGCTTGCATCGAATACAACGTCATGCAATAACACGCCTTTTGTATCTTTAGCTGCTTCTGTGGTGTTAGTTACAGTCACAACCGCTTGCTCGTTGGTGAAAGGATCACCACCACCGACTGGCGTACCAGCTGGGATATATTTCTTACCCTGTCCGTTTGTTGCTGTGACCCCTGTTGCTCCAACTACTACTGATAAACTCTTATAATTACTTACATCAGCTAAAATTTGATTTTTTGAACCAAAAACTCGTTTTTCCATTTGTTAGTTCCTCCTAATTTTTAAAATAAGTTTGCTTTGGCGTTTCCACTGTCGCTTTTTTCGCCAATTGCTTGCCGTATTCACCTTGTACCGATCCGCCGGTTCCGCCATCTAAAGGTACTCGACCACCTAGTTTGCGCTCGTATTCCGCTTTGATTGCTTCACGTTCTGCTTCAACAGATGCTAAATACGTCTTCACGTTGCTTGACGTAGTTTCAGCGTCTTCCGACACAATCAGTCGAAGCATTTCTTTCGTAGGCTTAGCGCCTTTCTCAGACAGCATCTCACTCGCTTGTTCAGACATCTTAGATAGCACTTCTTTACGCTCATATTCAGCCAACTTCGCTTCAAGTTGTTGCTTCTCGTAATCTGCTTTTTCCTTATCGTCCATTTCGGCAAGTTTTGCAGCTTCGTCTTTTTCAGCACGCCATTTTTCTTCAGCAGCAGTGACTGCCTTCTTTGTTTCAGCAGCGATCATTTTTGCTACATCGTCACGAGAAAATGTTTTGCCAGTTTCTTCCTTTTTGCCATCTTGATTATCATTGTCGATATTTTCTTTGTGCTGACCTTGTCCAGAATCATCAGCACCTTGATCACTACCATCATTACCCTTTTCTCCAGCAAAGTATTGTAAGTTCATTGGCATTAACAAACGTTTTTCCTTCATGATTAGTCCTCCACGGTTACGCCGTTACCCGATAATTTAACTGGTTACGCCAGTCAGTCGGAACAGCTCAATTTATATAGCCCCGAGCAGTAGAGGGCATAATAAAAAGATGTTATTGTTCTCCTACATCGTCTGAAGGTAAAAATTTCACGCTGATATCAAACGATTTGCTACCGTCTTCCCATTCGCTATCAGTTTCAAGGGATACTCTTAGCACTTTTTCGTTTTGTAGAATATGATTTAAGCTTGCGACGGCTCTAACGATTGCTTCCTCGTTTTCCATGTTCGACATCTCCTCTCGATCATAATAAAAAGCCTTTAGTTAACAACCTAAAGCTTTACTTGATCTAAAATTATATATTTTTCCCTGATATTAAAAAAATTAGGCGGTTATCTCTGGTGTACATCTACTTTCACATACTTACTCTGGTTTTCTTTAAAATCTGAACTGAACCATTCTAGCGTCCTTGTTGCTAGATTCACGTTAAAAAGACTTTGAAATTTAATTTTAAAAAGATACCAATGAAAAGGGATCTTAAATTTTATTTTTAGTGTAATACTGTTACTTTCCATTTTTATCGGCTCCTATACTTTCTACTTGGTTTGTAAGGTTTCTTAGGTTCTTTCGCTTCGAACACATATGGGTTAGGATTGACTATGTTATCTAATCCATCAACTTTACAAATTAGCTTGATTGTCACCTCTGATAAGTTATCTACATTAGACTTGATATCTACATCTGTTAAATAATCAATTCTTTTATCGTCAATGTATAGCCCATTATTTAATTTGACCAAATGCATTTTATACTCCCCTTCCCTTTGATTCATCGCTTTTTTCTTTGTCTCCTCTGGTGTAGGTTCTCCACAAAAAATACATTTCTCGCCGTCTTCGCTCCAATGTATATAACACATGTGCTATAACCCTCTTTCTTTCAACATCTTTTCAACAGCAGTACGATCAACGTAAGGTGCTGTACTGCATCTACAAAATGGATGCATATTCGGCGCATTTGTTCCTGGTTCCATTTTATCAACATCAAACACTTTCCCATTCAATGGCAAACATAAACGGCATGCGGAAGGCTCAGAAATGAATATGTACTTCGTAATATCAGCATCCCGATAGCTTCGCTCTTGGATACCAATCTGAACCCTAGTCGTTTCTGTGACCATCAAACGCTCAGTATTGAAACGAGTATTCTCTCTGCCTTTTTCAGTAAGGAATCTCTTTAGTTCAGGTGCCAACTGTTTAGGATTACGTCCTAAGGTCACACTACGTACCAGTAACTTATCCAAATCAGCTTTCAGCTCTGCTTGGTACATCCAAAGCCTTTCGCTAAACGTCGCGAAACCATCCGCTCGAAACGAACTATTGATTACTTGCTCTACTAGCTTGGCATAACCACTTTTAGCGATTGTCATTTCTAAGATGCCCGCTTGACGTTGCAATTCTTTCAAGCCAGCGCCGGTAAGTTCTCCTGAGAAATACTTATCCATATCGTTGAACATAGCAATCAGCTCAAGTCCGATATTCGCCTTTAGTAATTCCAATCGATTAACACGCATCGTAAGATTGTATAGCTTTAATTCCTTGTTTGCTGTCGGAGAGAAGTCTTTTTCTTTAACATACTTCTTAGCCTTGCGAGCAAATGCTTTTACATCCATTTCGTTAGCTCGCTTCATCGCTTCGCTACGAGTGATTTTCTGTCCATTGGAAAAACTGTCCCACTGTGCGTCTATCTCTTTCTGTATCGCATCTTGTGCATATTGCAGACGCTTCTTGATCTCGTTCATGCGTTTCTTATCATCTTTAATCTGCTGTTCTTGCCAAGCTTTTTCACGCTTGACGAAGTAATCTTGTGATTTCACTGAATCACCTCTATCCTGCATTGAAATCAGACAATACAATGCCTTTTTTCGTAGGTATAATCTCTTCAACAGTCGCTTGTTCTCTTGGCACCAGTAATCCGACTTCATAAGCCAATCGAATTGCTTCTTCTTCGTTTTCAGCAATTACAACATGACCAAAATATTCATCATACCAATTGCCACCCCATTTCTTGCGGTCTTCCTCAGACACATAAACCTTGAAGACTTTCATGTTTAATCACTCCTTAACATTCCAAATTGTTCATAATTTCCTACCAGTGCTAAAGGCTGGAACCCCATAAACAAGTATAGCTACTTTATTGTCTAGCTTAGAAATTAACCTTCCACGAGCATACATCGTTTCTTCTGGTTTAGTGATCCAAAACTCTAATGGTTCTTCTGAAAGAATCAACGACTTAATTCCGTTACTGGAATAAGTGTCAATCGGCATAGCAGATTTTTTTGTGCAATGCTCCAGTTCTCTAATTAGCAATTCTAGCGGTCTACTGAATTCTTTTTCTAGCACTAGCTGTACACTTCTCTTGTTTTTTGCATCATCAAAGTGCAATGAAACTGCAAATCCTTTATCGCTTTTTTCAAAATTAGGAATAACATTCATCTCAGCAAAATTTAAGGACTCAAGGTTTGATAGAATATTTTCAAGAACTTCCGCTTTACCTTTAGCTATTAACAAGTCTTTATACTCATTTTTACTGATAGTGACGTATTCTTCTTCAGCGAAAGTGGTGAAACTTGCATCATTTAACTCTTCAAACATCTTGTTTGCAACTGTTTTATTTCTATTAAGTTCCATAACATTCGCTCCTTACCAAGCAAATCTAACCAGCTTTAATCCCGCTTTTTCTGAATGTACATCGGAATAGTCTTCAACAGTAAAACCACCCTCTTGAAATTCTTTTCGAATTTTATCATTGATTTGATCTGCTCTATAATACATCTCAGTTTTTCCCATTTTCATCGTTGCAGCGATTGCCTCTTTAAGCTTTTCAATATCTTTTTTTTGATACTCATTTATCAGCTGTTCTTTGAGATTCATCTTCCTCTACCTCCGTGTTAGTTTCTTTATCACTATCAAATACACCAGAACCAGCTTGTTCCTTCAATCGTTTCAGTTCTTCTTCAAACGGAACACCAGTCAAGCGCTCAGCCATTTCACACAACGTTTGATCTGATACGATGCCAACCATTCCTGCAATAACTTTCATGATTTCTTCATCTGATTGAGGGACATTCGGTGTAAATTGAATTTGGATTTCGTTCACTTTGTTGTAAAGTTGCTCTTGTTGCTGTTCATCGGAAACAAAAAAGGCTTTGACTGTATCAATCAAGCCTTGGGGTTTATTCAATTCATCTTTGATGCTCCATGAGTGAGTAAGCAATCGTAGACGGCGCATAATAGCTTTCTTGACCATACGCTCTTTATTCTTGCGATCGTTGTCTGACCCCCAACCCTTGAAACGGAATCCGATGCCTGACTGGTTGGATCCTATGTTCTCGTCTGTAAAGTCAATAAGAGATGTGAAGCGAAGGATATCTGCAACCGTACGACTATCGTTAGCTTCCATTCCGGCAACGTCATACTCTTTCTTTAGATAATACGCATCAGGTTCAGCGCCTGCTACATTACCGTCATATATCTTCTTATCGCCTAAAACAAGCATTCTCGCTCGCATCATAGCTTGGAGTACATCTAACTTGCTGTTGTCATCGTCGCCTTGTTCATCGTCCGCAGTATCTGGATTACCTTTAATCACCAAGTAAGCTTCTGATGAATCTTGTTGGAAGTTGGCCATCTCTGAACGTGAAAGATCATAGGCATCTATAGAATCAAGTACACGCTCAAAGTCGCTCAAACGTTCTTCGTTGTTGATCCATTCATTAATCTGAACTGAGTCGAAGTAACTCTCTATAATGCCACCATCTTCAATTTTGGCATGCTCTAAATCATCATTTTCTGCGATGAGATAATAATTGAATCCGCTGTTTGTATATAGTTCAACTCGTGTCCACGACTTATCTAGGTACTTTTCTTTATAGTAATGAACCCCACATAATGAGTTGCGATCTTTGGTGTTGTCATAGATGACGAATGTTTGTTCTGCGTCAAACTTAGCTAGTGTTTCCTTGCCGTATTCATCACGGCCAATCCATTCATACGCTCTACCTAATCCGATCATATCTCGACCCACTAACTGATTGTGGTAGTCTTCGTTCGATTGACTAGCAAATGTGTTGATTTTTTCTGCAATCGCCTTATTCCCACTGTATTTCAATGGGTTCCCTAGCAATACGCCTAACTTAAATGAGACGATAAAATCTGCAAAGCCACTTGCTATACGATTGTCCGATCTGACTTCTGGTTTATTCGGACGATAATTGATGTTGTTGTCGCCTAACATATAGCGTTTCAGTTCCTGCAACCTTGGCACTTGCTTTGCTCGGTGGTGTTTGATGAACTCAACAATCATCTTCCAAACATCTTCGTGTTCAAAGTCAATCACCTGTTCAACTTCGCCAGTACGTTGACTCAGCATCTCTCTTTTCGGTAATTGATTAACCGGCACTTTATAAATAAGGTTTGCTTCATCATCAAAGCGCTTGCCACTTAAAAGCTGAATATTCTGTTCCACTTTATCACCTCTACAATCCTAGTTTTCTATATGTTTCGATCGTCCGCTTGACGTTAACTGGTTTTGGTTGTTTTCTCATATCATCATTGAAGGCATAACGAGTAGCATCTATCGTATGATTATCCTTATCCTCAAGTCGAGGTTTAGGATTTCCATCTCGGTCTGTTTGATAGTCTATGTTTTCAAACTCTTTGGCTATGTTCGGTGTTCTAAGTGGATCAATATAAATCGCATCTAAATCATCTAACCACTTCTCGCCATATTCGACACTATCAGGTCCTTTTGTAACTTGCCTTATCTTTGATATATCATGTTCATTTCTCATCTCAGCATTTGATTTAGGCTCAACTTCTGCGATGATGTCTTGATAATCATATCTCTTGCTCTTGATCCATTGTGCCGCACGACGATTGCTGCATTTCACCTCGTAAAGCTCATCAATGGCGTATATACTGTTTCGTTTTTTATCATAGTGCCAGCGCACAAAAGCAAGCGGATCTGTTGCGTAACCGTAGTCAAGCCCTTGTCGTATATCGTCAAAATTAGCTACCATTTCATCTGTAATAGAACCTTTTTTCACTTGTAAATTATCAAATGGTACAACTCCTGATCCCACAGCTTTACCATCATATTCCCACTCAGCTCTAATTTTATTCCTTTTCCTAGTTTCCTCAACTTCTTTCAAAAATTCCTTAGAGATGAACGGATTATCTCGATAAGTCGAGTGATGAATAAAAGTGTTATGTGGTTGAAAAGAAGTCTCATATTTTTTGTTTACCCATGATTGTTTCCTCTTGGGCGGGTTGTAACTAAAAAAGAACTTATAAAAAAGACCATCACCTAATTCCCCACGTAAAAAAGAGTTAGTAATAGTCGTGACTTCATCTTCTGTTTTAAATTCTGCTAGTTCTTCAATCCATCCTATAGCAAATGGAAATTTACTATCTTTTAAAGATTTAATTCGTTCTGGATTCTGAGCGCCACGAAATATCATATAGTTACCTCTTGGAAGATAAGTGATCTTTAAAGGTGACTTATTAAACTTAAACAAACGTGATACTCCTTGCTCTTCGATCGCCCATTTCATTTGTTCGTATATAGATTGCTCAAGTGTATTATCGACATAGCGTATACCTACAGCATTCACTGCGTATCTCATAAGCAACTGAGTAATTATATGCGCTATATCTGATGATTTACCTGACCCACGTCCACCTTTACAAACTATATTAAGAATATTTTGATTCAAAGTAGCTTTCCAAACTGAATGAAACGTAGGTGGAAGAAATTCAGATAATTTCCTAGCCATCTTCATCACTGCTTATGTCATCTATGAAAGTAGGTATTTCAGAAATCTCAACTTTCTGTTTGTCTACAAACGCTGCGTTAATTTTATAATAATGCTCAAGTGCTTGATTACGTTCTTTGAATCCTGCTGAATATTCACTCACTTCACGTTCTAGTATTTCGTTGGTAAGCGGATCTCTTTTAATAACCTCAAAACGTTGCGGTTCTCCTTTCGCAATAGAAGCAGTGATTGCCAATGCTTCCTCCATAGATAAATGTCTTTTAATTTGAACTTCTTTAAGTTTATCTTGGATGTATTCGGATACCTTTCCACCTTTTTCCACCAATTTTTCTTGTGCATTCTTAGCGTAGTTTTCTTTATAACCAGCTTTAAGTGCTGATTGATAAGCGTTCCCTGTGATGATGTACTCATCAGCGAATGCTTGTTGTTTAGGATTTAACTTACTCACTTTCCATCACCACCTATATATACTGACTAATAACTAGTGTGAATAATTTCCATGCCATCACGTTCATAACTTCTCACTGCTTCTCTTAAGTTAGGTAGAGTCCTTGATACTAAAGTGAGGATCAATTCCGCTTTCCCTTCTTCTTTGCTTTCTGTGATATCTACATTCGCATAACAGCCACCCCAAACTGGTTTTACATTAGTAGTAGTTTCTCCATTTATAGTCATTGGATTTTCTACCCACTTACGTCCGTTCTCAATTTCCAATGCTTTCTTATAAGCTTTTGATAGCTCTCTGCTTACATTAGTTTTTAAAACCGCTTCATAAAAATTCTTCATGATAAATACCTCCCTATATTTTGTTGGATATAATCATCTTTCCAATAACCATGACCACAATAAACAAGTTTGCACTTATCAATTTCTTCCGGCGTAGCTTCTCTAGTCATTTCAACGATGGAATACTTCTTTTTGATCTGGACTGATTGGACGACCCTACCTGGATCATCTACACTCGGATACGGATAATCATTAGACAATGATACATACCAAAAATTTCTCATTATGTATGCCTTCTTCCTAACGATTAGCAGAGAATGTCCGCATCGTAAATTCCATTGCCTGTTCCTCATTGAACCCTTGCAGAACGAGTTGGTCATAGAAATACTTAGCTTGCTTCGCTATTAATACTAATCCTTTTTGCGCTTCATAAAATGTTGCCTCTGCAGTTTGATTTGATTCATTTAATTTAAATAACTCACTTAATTGTTTTTCATTCATTTGTTTACCCTCCTCAAAATAAAAAAAGACCACTCAACGAGTGATCTTAAAAATTACTAATTTTAAATTGCTTTGGTACTGATTGCAGCTATAACTGATGTCAGGGTACTAAAGTCTTTTCCATCCAATGTCTGAAAGGACATGAAGTCAGGTTCTAGTATATATAATGTGATGTCTTCCATATCTAATTCTCGTGACTGACACATTGTTGTTAAAAAAAGATAATTGGAATGCGCTTTTACATATTTTTTTATAATTGATAAATATTCAATTAGGTCATCGACTTGTAATCTTCTTTCATTAGAAACAAAAAAAGCTTCAGGCAGAACAAAAGTTATATTTATGTCATCAAAATTCGCTTTAATTTCTGCTCTTGGAACGTCATTTTTAAATATTAAAACTTCATTAATTATGGCAGACGTGCGTAGGTTTTGACCACTATCTTTTTCTGATAGCTGGTGAGGTAATCTCCCATAAAATGGAGGTTCTTTTACTTTGACTTTTCCGTTTCCTGTATCCTTCTTCACTACTTCTCCATCAGGATCGTATTTGACTTTTATACCTTGGTGTGTCTCAGTTCCTTCAGTTGTTTCTTTTTTTCGAGTAGTTTTCTTATGAGAATTTTTTTCTTTTGGCTTTGGTTTTGGAGGATTCAAATAGTCTCTTAAAACTTTCATTGATTCTTTTTTTCTTCTAAGCTTTCCTTTATCAGTTAATCCTCCATTTATTTCATTATACTCAGTTATAGACTTTACTGGTTTAATCTCATCTTCAAAATACGCACAATCAATGTTATGTTCATCAGATCTGTGCTTACTTAAGTAATTAACTCCAGTGCTTCTTCTATTAAAGACTAATTTTGCTTCACAGCTAGGATCGGGGCAGTAAATGTGTTGTACAACCTCAAGAAAGTCTTTCCTTCTTGGAATCTCTTCTAAACTAATTATTTCTTTTTTGCCCTTTACCACAAAAGCAGCTTCATCAAATTTCAAAAAATCACCTTTTTCACTATTATTAAAACAAAAAATCTGTTATTATAATAGTCGCCAAACAATTATAATTAAACAGCCTATCCAAGTTTTTCAAGCTTGGATTTTTTGCTTTGATTTAATTATATTGGTATGTGAATATTTAATCAATGTTTTCTTAAAATCATTGTAATTGATAATTTTCTATAGCCTCTTTTATAGTTTTAGTTGGAATTTTAGTTATTTTAGACCTCTCACTAGTACGATAATAATGCGGAGATAAATTTCCATTCTCATCCTCCTCAAAATCGAAAGCTTCTTTTCTTTTTTTATTATAAAAGCAGTAAACTTTTTCACAAGGGATATCTACTAACTCCCATTCCTTTAAATTCATTTTCTCATTTTTCATTGAATAAATTATATTATTCAAATCTTTCAAATTTTGCAAATTCATTTATTATACCTCCTCAATATGTATTACTTTTTTATAAATTAATAGACAGCAACATATGAACTATCTGTAGGAGCTGAACCCCACATCCTTTAGTTTATTTGCTGCTGTCTATCGAAGCTTAATTGTGGAACAATAACAAACGATGTTTCTATTTTTTTATTTTGTCGAAGTCCTGTTTCCTAATCTATCGACAATATCATATTAACACGCTTTTTCGTCCAAAAACCCTACAATATCCCTACAAAAACCCTACAAAAAATCACCGATACTTAATCAATGAACCTTTTTTATATGCTTCGGCAAATTCTATCAATGCATTGGATTTTAGCTTTTCTACATTTTTCTCTCCATACCCCTGTATTAGTTGTCCTATTTCATAATTAGAGTGCTTATTAACATCGCAAAAACTATAATAGAGTATTTGACGACTGATAAGACTCAAGCTCATCAATGCTACTAAAATCGCATCTCTTTCTGCTTCTAAGTCCATCATTTGAATAAGCGCATCTTCTGTTTTGTTGCCGTGTTTTGGCGACCTAGGCATGTCAGTTATAATCGGCGACTTAATGTCTATCAATGAACGACCTGCCATTCGTTCCAACCGTCGGAAGTTTTTCAACACATCTCTCGCATTACATCTTGTCTGCCTAAAGTCTACATCTCTTAGTAATTGCATCAAGTCAAACCGCTCCTTTATGTGATATAATAAACTTGTCTATTTTATTAAATTAGTCGGAGCGATCCGGCTTTTTTATTTGCTCTAAATTAGTTCAATATCCGCCAACCGAGCCACAGCTAAATTCTCTTTACTTTTCGCTGTCCATTTATCGCATTCCATCGTGTTCTCGATTTTGATAATTGCTGAATGGTTATAGATACGTTCTACATATCCTCTGAAGGGATAAATGAACTCTTCTGCTGTACAACGAACCATATCGCCGACTTTAAATTCTGATTCCTCTTGCTTAATAGGATTTTTGGTTGGTAGATCCATCATCAAGCCACCAATTCCATAAGTATCAGTGTAAAATTCGTCTTTTAGTTTCATTCCGCATCCTCCTCATGCCAGTTATCAGCCACTAAAATTTTCGCATTAGTTCCTCCACTTTTTTCTTTTTTGTATTTCTCAAAAGCTTTAGACACTGCCGTTTTTGATTTATAGATTTTCCCTGACCCGACCGGATACATAAACTTTCCTTCGGTGATTGCTAACATGTATATTTTCATTCTGCTTCCTCCAGTCCTTCAATCCCCATCACAACATATCCATCTTTCTGCTCATAATCAGTAATATAAGTCACTTCTGCTTTATATGAGTCACCTGTGAACTCGTCAGCGTTCCACTCTCTTAAATACAACAGATCACCAACCTTGTAATCACGATCATTCTTGCGAATCTCGAATCGTTTACGCCCACTTGTGACTGCTTCAAAATATTCTGGTAGTATTTTTAGTTCGTGTGTCATGATTTTTCCTCCATATAAGCTTTAATCGGTTCTAGATATCTTGAAAGTTCTTTCATAGATGTCTCTAACGCTTCTACTTGACTTTCAAGCCACTTCTCTACATCAATCCCTTCTTTGAAATTGTCTCTATTAATCCAAATCATCTCCATCTGAGTAGTTCGTTCTTTGATGTCAGTGCCATAGTCTGTAATGTAGTTAAATTTCATCTGGCTGTATCCTAAAGCTTTTTCCATCACACTTCCTCCAATTCCAAACCAACATATTCAGCTTTTTCAAACCATTTATCAAAATCTGGATGAACTCCTGTAATTTGATTAAAGTTCTTTTTAACTGCTGTTTTCGTTTGATAGAGCAACATCCCTCTAGGATCTAATGCAAATAAAAATCTATGAGTGTTTCCTTTTCTATACCATCCTCGCTTATACTTCTGCTGTAATCCTTTTAAAAATTCAATTGATTCCATTGGGATTCTCCCCCTGTTCCAATCCCCATTGAGCGAATACAGTTAGGACTTCGAATTTTTGTTTTTCTTTCAGTTTGCCCCATGCTTCTACATGAGGCAACGAGCTAACGCCTATTTCTAATCTTTCATAGACATCTTCTGTGAAACTCCACAACGTAAATTGAAGATCATTTCTTTTGAATTCATTTTTTAGAAAATCAAACACGACTTTCTGGTTGTCGTTGAGTTGGATATTAGAAGCTAATAGTTCGTCCGCAAGATTATTAGCAAAATTATAAGATGCCTCAAAACGTGTAATATATTTATCAGCTATATCAGTCATTTTGCAAATCCATTCAGGCTCTGACATAACGCTTTCTATATCATCCGTATCTGAATAGATTCTGTTTGCGACTTTTTCTATAAAAGCTTTATCTTGTTCTAATTCTTTAGTTAATTCACTCATCCTTCTACCACCTCATACATTTTTTCAAATACATCTGGTTTATATATATGAAAGTGCCCAAACTCATCTTTTACAATGTAATCTTTATTAGTAAGTTGTTTTATTCCATCGTCTGTGGAAACACAAGGTATTCTTTCGCTTCTATTTTTTTCACGCCAAGTTTCATCAATAAAATTACGTTCGCCACTAAAACCACCGATGAAATCATGACACTCTTTCCAATTTTTCGAATAACTAGAGTTGAACTGCACTGCTTCTACAATTGCTGGTCTCTTTCTACATTCCATGATTCTCTGACACCTCTTCCACTGGCACAGCAAACGCCCAGTATCTTTCATCGATTACTTTTATTTCTGATTCAGTGAACTTCATATCGTCGAAGTCATTATTATCGGCTAATTCAACTCCATTACGAGTCTTCATTAGATAAGCTTCTTCAATACCTGGTGATACAGTTATCTCTGGAAAATAAACATAATACATCGGCTCTTTCTTGACCTCGTAGCCGTCTTTCATGCGGATGAGGGTTTCGATTGGCTTATTTTTAACAACATCTAACCAATTCTCAAAATCTGTCTTGTGTTGCCATTCTTCATCGTCTAATTCTCTGATTGCCATAAAAATAGCTAAATCCAGTACATCTTTATTATCTTCAAACCACTCCGACACGAACTTCGGCACCACTGGCTTCTGCGGTTCGTCAAACTGCTCAACCAAATCTAAAATTGAATGTTTTTGTTCCACTAACATACTTTCTGGACTATTATAATGCAGATGTTCATACTTGATTTTCTCAATACGTGTAATCAATTTCTTTATATCCATCACTGTTCCTCCTTCACAATCTCTTTGCTATATCTGCAATCACTGGAGCCGTCACACTATTTCCAGCTTGCTTGTATAGTTGGCTATCGCTGTTTACTTGTTTTGCTCGATCGAATGTCCAATCTGGAAAACCTTGTAGACGCCAACATTCAAGAGGTGTTAATTTGCGAATCTGATAATCAATCCAAATTTTTGGCTCTTGACCTCCACCTTGCATAGTTGATAACGTGGGAGCTATTCCTCCAGAATTGTATACTCTTGAATTTTGATCATGTTTTCCCGGTAAATTCCCAGCAACCATTATTCCGTGTCTATCCTGTGCTGTTAGAGTAAACATTTCATCACCGTCATTTTTAAATCTTCTGCCGTTTTGCCTTTTTTCTAAGCGATCAGGCGTAAGAACTGGTATCGCTACTTTCCTTATATTTTTGTAATCGGTAGCTAAAAGCGTCCCGGTAATTCCATTAGATCCATAAACAACATCTTTATCTCCCCAACGATTTGACCCTATAGGGCGTACGCTTCCTACAATATTTATTCCCTTGCGTTCTGAATCAAGGTGCTGATTTTTTCTTTCGAAAGGAAATACTTTTCTGGTACGTTCTCCTCTAAGATGTCCGATAATGAATACTCGCTCCCTGTTTTGTGGAACGTAGTCTTTAGAGTTACAATTTGTTATCGCAAAGGCTTTTTATCCTCTGCTTCTAACAGTTCTTATTCCTGTTAGTTCAGCATATCTTTTCACCGGCAATTACTTGCTACGGTGTTGCGGTCTCGTGGGCAGATTATATCTTTTCACTGCCTATGCGTTGCCCCTGAATACGCTTCGCATATCCTTCGGTTCTGGTTAGCATACAAGCGAGTTTTGTGGCATAATATATAAAAAGGAGGTTCTTCATAATGCCACAAAACAAACGATACTCTCAAGAAGAAATTAACTTCATCAAATCTAATGCTTTGAAAATTAGCGTTGAAAAAATAGCCGAAACTCTTGACCGCTCTCCTAAAGCTATAAGAGCGCAAATTGAGCGTTTGGGTATTCGTTTAAGCAAATTAGAAAGAAACAAACCTCATGAATGGACTGAAGAGGAAGTACGATTTTTAAAAGAAAACTACCAAACTGTTTCTGATAAGAATATAAGTATCTCTCTTGGGCTTCCTGAAAGCGTCGTTCTAAGAAAGAGGCTTTCTTTAGATTTAAGGAAACACAAATACGTTCCGTATATTCAAGCCGATTATTATAGAATTTACATAGATGGCAAGCGTCATTGGTTGCACAGAGTGAATGCCGAAAAGAAGCTTGGGCGTTCTCTGTTACCTACTGAACCTGTTCACCATGTAGATGGAAATAAACTAAATAATAATCCTGAGAATTTATATATTTGTTCAGATAAGCAAGAACACGGAAGGGTTCACGCGAGTCTTGAATCAATCGCTTTTTCTCTAGTCCAAAAAGGTACAATTAAATTTGATGAAGCTAAAGGCGAGTATTACTTGTAATTCTCAGCCTTCCAGCTTTATACCGCAATCATAATGACTATCATTTCTGATAGAAACGCCTAACATTTAAGCACTTGCCATTCCACATCATACCCGAGTTCATCCAAGGCTCTGAGGATCGTCTCGAACGTAGCCCCTCTTTCGTGATTGAGGAGTCCTTTGACGTTCTCAAGGAATAGATAGCGTGGTCTGAGAATAGATGCGAACCTTGCAATTTCAAAGAAGAGAGTTCCTCTAGTATCCTCGAAACCTTTCCGCTTTCCTGCAATTGAGAAAGCTTGGCACGGAAATCCTCCACAGATAATATCGACACTTCCGATTCCTCGAACAAACTCATCTGATACTGTTGTGATGTCATGCATTTCCACCTCTCCTTCTGTATCATGTATCGCTTTGTAACTAGCTCTTGCGAATTTATCGATCTCGCAGAAGCCTACGCATTCATGTCCAGCGTATTCCATACCTAATCGAAATCCGCCGATACCTGCAAATAAGTCTAAAAATCTCATTTCTTCACTTCTTCCAACAACTCTGAATTCTGGAATAAATTTCCGACGACCTTTACATAAGGCTTTAGCCTAGCTAATAATAAACTTCCGGCACACCATGTTAAGTCGTGTTGATCCCACCCAACTACATAATTGCCTTCGATTTCTATTCCTGCACCACTATCTTCTTTTCTTTGAAAGGGATGATTTTCGACCGCTACAATATCCCCATCAAAAATCTCTACGCCGTTCTTGTCTTTCAGTTCTGTGGATTGCATGAGTTCAACTTGCTCACCAACTTCAAAAACATCACACCAACCTTCAACGGTAACATGTGTCCCTTCAATCCCTAAGAAACTATGCCCTCTTGTATCAAATGCTAAAACATCTTGCATTTCCTGTTCATCTTTCAACCATGCTCTAAACTTTGGTATCATTTGCTGTCCTCCATTAAACTAAAATTATCGGTGGTGTTAGAATTTCAACATTTTGCGGTTTCCATAGATGCAGACAATTGTTTTTAATATTGACATATTCGCTATTTTTAGGATGGAATTGCACTACAACTTCATCTGGTTCAAAGCAAATATCTTTAATTCTACACATCACGTCCCAAGAAGGAGTAATCCGTTTGTTGTGACATGATACAGAAACATGATCCCAACCCATGCCGTTGCTCGCTATTACTGCGTAATTCCATTTCCCATCACTCCACACGAACGAAAGACCATCTTTGCCAATCACAATATTATTTAATCGTGGTTGTTTAGATATCTCGTTAATTGATTTCATTCGTTTTCCTCCATACTCTCAAAAATAGTAATAGCTTTTTCTATGCCTTTTCGCTCTTCTCCAGTAGCGCATGCATATAGATAGCTTCTTAATCGACGAATGGCTTTACTAATTGATATTCGTTTCATTTGCCGTCCTCCAAATCAAGATACTTTCTTAAACTGCGTAACCCTTTGCCACGTTTTTTCGTTTTACGTTCAATCCACGTTCCTGTTGTTCCCCAGTAGTCAATGGTCCCCTTATGTGTATTGATTGAAAATTGGTGATTGCTTTGGTAATGGGTAAACTCGAATCCCAGCGCTTTAATATTTTTTGTAGCTGAATCCCCCATTCTTTTAACATGCTGTTTTCGACGTTCTTTAAGATAGGGTTTTACGTCTCTCCAGTATTCGGCCAAATCACTCATTTGCTGTCCTCTTTCTGTAACTCACCATAAATGGAACATCTACGACGAATTGCTTTTACTCTGCGTTCATTTTCGAGCGTAGGTTGTATTTTATATGCTCTTTTTGCACCCTTTAGTTGATTTCGAGCACCTCTTAATGCATCTGAATATAATTCTTTTGGTGCATTCATTTATAGTCCCTCCTACTTATTTTCTGTCATGGTGAAAGGTACAATGCTCTCAGGCATATAGTTGACTTCATATTTGTATTGGTTCACTTCAGCGCCTGCAAGATCTTCTATCACGTACATGTTGAACTGCGTCATGTTGATTAAATGCTTTTTATAAACTCCTTCTTCCGTTTCGACTAGTATTTCAAGCTTTTCAGAATTACTAGTGTTTACCGAAATTCTTCCAATAACCTCAAATTCTACCGTGTTAGATAATGTGTTCATAACAGCGACACGACGAATTACATTGAAGTTATCTGCTTCTTGGCTTACGTTATGAGACACTTTCGTAGCTTGACGACATGCCGATAAACTAAAAACCATTCCTATAGTCACAATGAGCATAATTAGTTTTTTCATTTGCTGCCCTCCTAATCTTTCATCCAAAACATAAACCTTACCAAATCTTCTTGCGTGCCATTTATATAAATGTTTAATTGCGCTCCAACTGCCACCATTATTCCAATAGCCAGTAGAACGATTCCTAGTACTGTGTAATCTCTTTGGTTTTTACTCTTATGATTGATAAAATAGAAACCCACCAATGATAGGATTCCACCAATTACACACCAAAATATTGTTAATCCGACCATTCTTTCCTACCTCCCAAATCTGCGTCTTTCTCTTTCCGCAGCATCGTTCAAGTCAAGATAGATCCCTTTTCCACCTTCTAAAAATTGCGGTTTTAAATAATATGATTTATTTTCAATATCCCATTTACATAATTTGCCGATTACTGCAATAAAACGTTCACTCTTGATTGTTGGATTCTTTGTCGTCTTGTTATTAGGTCGATAAAATCGTACAGCACCTTTTTCTCCTTTATTGGTGGGTACAAGCGCAATGATTCGTTCTTTATCATTCAAGTAAAGTAACGCATATTCGGGATATTTTAAGCATGCTGCTGCAGACTTACTAAAATTCAAGCCATACTTTGATAGAGTCACGCTAGGTTCTCTTTCTTTGGTACCCAATTCGATTAATTTAAAATTTGATGTTAATTTCATTATTCTTCCTCCAAGTATTTGAATGTTCGTTTCTTAACGTCTGTCGTTTCCCTTTTTGCATACGTATATATCGTGCTGGGCTTCAATCCTAGCTCCCGACTAATATCTTCACATAACCCCTGAACTAAGATTTTTCCATCGTGATATACGGCGATTCTTTTACTTTTTTGATTTCTTTTTATATACTGATTTTTTTCTTTATCTGGAATATTTTGTTCACGCCACTTGGCCCAAACCGAACCACTAACGCCAAGTGCTTCTTTAATGGCTTTGACAGTGTAACCAGTTTTTCGTAGTCTCTTATAATCTTCATAGGTGAATGTTTCAAAATTCATCTTTTGCAGAGGGTGTGAGTCGTCCATCGTGTCATAATCAATGAAACCTCGTATCACCTGAACCTTCTTAAGCTCCTCGTCTGTTAGATCCTCAACGGATCGCCCTCTCATTATCTGCATCATCTTTTTTTCGATATAAACGTTTTTCTTGCTTAGATAAACTCATTCGATCCTCCTTCGATTGTGCATACCTCTTCAAACTGTCTGGCGATACGCTCAAGCGCCTTTCTGTACTCGATAATACTTTTTATCACGTGACCTTCTCTCAGCACGTAGTCACGCTGTATGGCTCTTAAACACATAGTTAGTGTTTGATAGTACCCAATAAAGGAAGTCGATTCTATTTTTTCACCTTTCTCATTTTCGGTATATTGGATATTCCCTTTTTCATCAAGAATGACTCGTGATAGAACAATATTTTTACAATCACTCGTTTCAGTGATTCGATAGTTTTCAATTTTCATTGCTAACATTTTCTTTCTCCTAAAAAATCATTTGCCAAAGTAGCACGCCTAATTTGACTACTCCTGCTACTACAAGCATTGCCATTGCTAAAATAAGTCCGCATTTACTAATTTCTAAATGCCCTGCGCACGGTGTACGCTTCGTTAATGATTTTCTTCAACGTATCCGATGGATAGATTCGATGACTTGTCTTTTTGGTATCTTGCGCATACAACCAAGCAAGTTGTGCCAAGGTTTCATCGTCAAGAGAAAATCTTGACCTTTGCTTAGGTGTCCCACCTGATCGTTTTGGCTGTCCCACCTACACAATCGCTCCTTTTGGCTGATCTCTTAAATATTTCTGTAGACCTTGGTAACACTCTTCAAATGACAAAAGAGAATATTTCATCTTTTGTACATAAAGATCATCTTTTTTCTTTTTTTCCTTTACCAAAATATGTTCTAGTTTTGCAGAGTCTACATATAGCGCATAGTAAACACGCAGCTTACTCCAACTTGAACGATCGTTTTTTATTTGGTCTTCGGTCAAATCTTTTAGCTGTCTATAAACTGCCTGCAAACATTTATGTTCATCGCCTTGTTTACACTCGCCGAGTTTATTTAACAGCTTGAGATAGTTATATTCTTTCAAAATATCACCTCACGTTTAAAAAGGAACATCGTCATATTGATGTGCTTCTCTTTCTTTTCTGAGCCTTTCTTGTTCGTTATAGTCCGCTAACCATTTTGGCTCTGGCTCTTTTCGAGTGACATGACGCTTTGATCGGGAGTTAGGGAATGTCTTTTGGTTCTTTTTAGATTCGTTTTTTTCTTTTCTCGCCCAGCTTCGAATAGTGGCCAAGTAGTTTTTATAAGTTTTACCAGCTGATTCACAATACTCGGATAACCGTTCAATCCGTTCTTGATAATCATTTGGGAATTCTGTTTTGAGTTTCTCCATTTGATCATCTGACAAGAGAACATTTTTATACTCTCCGTATTTATGACGGATGGGCTTAGCCTTCGATTTTTTCGGAGGCGTTACATCTCTTATATCTTTACTATCCTTACCTAACCTATCCTTACCTAACCTAACCTGTGCATCCATTTGGTATACCGTTTGGTTGTCATCTGGTATACCAAGATTTCCATCTCGATTAGGAAGCTCTTCTGCAAAGGTGTATGCTTTGTTATCTTTATCCGCTAGTAAAGCTTTCTCATCCTGATATAACGTAGGTTTGTAGCGATCATTACGAATATAGTTGTGTATTTTCCAATGCTTAATTACAATCACACCACTCTCGAAAACTAAGATGAATCTTTTTGCCATAAGCAGTTTTAAATCATCATCGCCACAACCAACCATACGTTGTATTTTTTTAGGATTATTGATAAATCCGTCGTCATCTGCGCGCATTGATAGATGAAAATATAATGCCTGTGTTGATAAAGGCATATCTAGGAACGCATCAGAATCAATAATCGTCTTTGCGAACATCCTTCTTTCTGCCAAGACTATTCCTCCTTAATTAATTCAAAATCATCGAATAAACTTTCTTTCTGCTTTAACCATTTTTCGTCTATATAGTCCTCGTCATCTTCTTCATCTGATAAGTTATTTAATTCAAATTTAAGGCCATCGATTTCTTTTTGGATATCCCAATAATCTGACTCTAAATCTTCTAATTCATCTTCTAAAGAATCTATTTCACTCTCTATCGTATTTATCTCTTCATGCAACCGTCTTTCGGTTTTGTTTAATTCTTCCAAATGAGATTCAATATCATAACGTCTGCTCACTTTAACCACCTATATTAAGTTTTTTAATTGTTTCTTGATTCAACTTAATCCCTTTGATTTGATACTTGTTCTTAAAATTAGTGACACCGATTTGATGTTTTTCTGTGTGGTGTATTCTGCAAAGTCCTGCGTAAGTGTATTCTGAATGATCAATTTTCTTACGTTTCCTTCTACCCAACGCTTTATCGAAATGATCAATGTCCGCTCCTGTTCTTCCACAGATACAACAGACTCTTTTCGTAATACACTTGTACAAGTAGTATTCTTGATTCGCTGGTAAAATCTCATACCCTTCTTTGAATGGAATATGATGCTCAAAGATAAAATCTAAGATGATATTTGCTAGGATGTTTACGTCACTTACAGTTGTATCCGATTCGTCCTTGAGGCTTATTTTTCTCCCTGTGATACCTTCAAAACGAAAGTAGAAGAATTCCTTCCAGAAATCTATTGGTGTGCCTGTATCGATGAATATATCCCCTATGAGCGCATAGATGAAGTTTCTTTGTTGGGCTGTGAAGCGACGTGGATCGATAAAACGCACTTCAATGATCCGATCACCTTCATAGCCTTCGTACATTGTTCTTAAACGTTCGATGTTTACTTCTTCGTTGATTGTTGCGGCAATGTCTTTTCCTTTGAACTTTCTAAGAACTGCTGAATAGGAATCGATTAATGAGTTAAACACTTATTTCACTTCTTCTTACTTAATTCATTTCGTTTTTTGGCAATTGCTCTTTCCATCAATCCGCATTGTTCATAAGTTAAATCCTCAAGAGCATTTACTTTCTCAGCAATTAGATTCCGTTTAACAGTCTGTTCGTTAACAAATTCGATTAATGTAGGTACCATATCTTCGCCCATTTCTCCATTAAAGTTATTAATTATTTCTTCAAGCATATTCAATTTTTTTGTATCAATTTTTGGCGGAGCTGGAATATCTTCCCCTTGATAAACGTGTAATCCTAACCCATGGAGAGCTAAAGCTTTAACAAAACAACGCTTAACCGAGTTATTAATCTGACTTGCATCCGGTTTAGCAATTGGCTTATTGTTGTAATCTGTCACCGGGAAAAGTTCTGTCTCAGTCCTACCTCTTAGCGTGACAGACACAGATACATAGGTTCCTGTTTCATCTGCCAAATAAGGTTTGTGCTCTTCAACTAGAAAGTCTTGGTGCGTTCCTGAAACTACTCTGTAATGTTTATATTCGTTTATGGTTACTGTTGCCTCCGGATCGTCCTTTTTCATCATCTCCCACGCTCGTGCCCATGACAGATAATCGAACTTACCCTTCTTCTTTAGAGACTTACTAAGTTTTCTACTAAATAGCTTTTCAAAATTTGTAGTTTCATTCGTTTCGCTCATCGAATACCGCCTCCATTTCAGCAATGTATTTTTTCCCTTGTCCGTAGTATGAGATATCGATCAAATTTCCCCTCTCGTACTCTTCAAGCGCATCAATCAAGCCATCTTCGATGACGTAGATATATTCTGGTTTATTTGAATGTTTTGATAGATGGATAAGATAGACATGGTCATAGATACTCACAAAATTCCCCAGATCATCTTGATCACATGCTAGTTCTTCATCCGTCAAAAGATTTCGTCTAATTTTTCGGTTATTTGTTCCTTTAATATTCATTTTTCCCCAATCAGGGTCAGTCAAATATTGATCTAGAGTGGAAAGTTCTTTTTCCATGTGTTAACATCTCCTTAGATGCGTTTTCTTTAGTGACTCTATGCTTGCAGGCGGAGTCACTTTTTTTGTATTTTTTCTCCACACTTTGGACAATACGGTCCATCCCATGGATGACACTGTTGTAGTAACTTATTACTAAGGCGTAATGTATAGCGACAATCAAGACAATAAAAAACATGTCTGTAAAATAGATACTCTTTTATTTTTTGTCTTAGTCTCATTTGATCTCCTGCCATTTCTTTTGTTTATTGATTACCTGTTGACTTAAGAAAGTTGACTTATTGTCATACCACCATCGATCAGCAATCACCTTTCCTTTTTTCAAAGCTTCTTTTCGTTTCATATGTTCTCCTTTCCTTGGAATCTAATAGGTTCATCAAAACCATTAAACTTGCGAAAATACTCCCTCCCACTACGCTGTAGTGCGCTACTAGTACGAGTAAGCCTAAAATGACTCCGATAAAAAGCGTGTCTGTCTTTTTCATAGTCTTATCTCCCTATTTTTAATTTCTAACTTGCGTAAATCTTCAAGCTCATTCGCAATCAGCTCTGCTAGTCTATCTGAAAGCTCATTGGCTTTTCTGAGTGCTGCACGTTCATCCTGTAATTCTTTTCTACGTAGCCACTCCTTCCGTGCGGGCTTATTTTTGGTATAATTTCCTTATCAGTCAGTGGTCGGCTGAAAACAAAAAGTCAAACGACAAAGATGATATAAAGCAAGTTTCTGCCAAAGAAACTATCGCAACTTTTAAAAATCTGGGGCTGTAGCTAAAGCTTTGAGGATTTCTGCAACAGTGCGGATTTCCTCTTTTTTAACAATCTTTTCCAACTTGGTATATACTCGGCTTGCTACGAGGCTTAATCGCTGTTCATAACCTTCAAACGTTGAGTTGTAAAATTCAAGTGATTCTTCGTTTGAAACTTCTTTATCTGAAACCTGGGAAACAAAACCTCTCATTTCGTTCTCTCCAATTTTCATCGTGATTAAAATACCTTTTTCGTTATCCATCATTTTTCTTCCTTTCATTTTTTCGCTATCGATTAAAATTTCCCCAATCGCTTGTTGCACGGCAGACATAATTGCTGGTGTATTTTTTTCTTCCTGTATTCCTTTTTCCTTCAAAAATTCCTCGTATTTCTTTATGCTGCCTTTCATTTTGAATCCTCCTCATCTACTTGTACAGCTAGTTGTTAATGGATTACATTGCTCGCGCTCGTGTTTCCAACTTGTGTTTAACAAGAGTTCTTTTAGTGTAATCTCGCTTCGCTTGTTCTGCTTGATTAAGATCGAACAGAAACTTTCTTCCTGATTTGTCAACAGGTTCCACACCACTTGCGTTCAAATAGGTACCTACCGTAACAACTGTACATCCCCATTTCTCTGCAAGTTCTTTTTTGGTAAAGAGCGTTTGTTTAGATTTCGCAAAATAAAGTTCTTCAACTTTTTCTAATTGCTTTTTACTATTTTCAGCAAACATCTCTCTCAATCCATATAAAATCATTTTTTCATTTTCTGTCACTTCAATAGTTGGCATCTGTAGACCTCCTATGCTGTTGTTTTTTGTTCAATCAAAGGAAGTATCCCGTCATTCTTCAGAAGCTGATAGATGAAAATATGCCCTTTTTGCGTCCACTTGGTGCTAGGTTTTAAATTATCGCTCCCTTGTACTGGGATCATCTCTGTATGTGTGTATCCCTTATCTTGATGTTTGCGGTATAGTAACCAAGCTTTTCCTTGGCGATATTGGACACCTAATTCATGTAAAAGATTATTCATTTTGTTTGCGCTCATACCGTAATTTTTCGCTATTATACTGATTGTCATAAGACTTTTATTTTTTAAGATGCTGTCATAGTAATCTGCCTTTGGTTGTAACTCATTCACTCGTTGTTCAGCGACTAAGCGAAGGGTTTTCTCTTCTTTTAATTTTGTAGCTACTTCGATCAGCAAATCTGGATTGTCTAGCAATTCATCCGTTGCATACATTCCGTGTCTACGAATTTGTGGCAGAACTTCAATAGCTAACCAGTCTTGGAATTTTTCGGCGACTTCGTTATTTGCTTTGAAAACTAGTTTGTATACCATTGGTTCACTGATAAAGTCGCCTTTCTCCACAAGTGGAGAATTATTCCCCAGATAGGTATTCACTCTCTTCCAGCGTACATACTTTCCGCCACTTTCCACCAGTCCTAAGCTTCTTGCTACTGTCTCAACATCGAACAGCGATTCGCCATTTTCTGTTTTGACTTCTAATTGAAATAGGTTGTTTTCAAACTTTTGCATTATCACTTCACCCTTTCTTCTTTGTGCATTTTTGGAACAGGAACGGTAAAAAAATATTCTGGGAACAATTCAGAAATAGGAATATTTAATTTCCCAGCAAATTTGCTAGCTTCTTCTAATGAGATGGACATTTTCCCCAGTTCTCTCTTTCCATATTGTTGAGCAGTCACGCCTATTACTGCTCCCATTTCTGCCTGGTTTAGGTTGGCTTCTTTTCGTTCTTTATATAATCTTATGTGCATTTTTGGAACACCTCCTATGCCAATACTATACCACGTGCATTTTTGGAACACAAGAGTTTTCGCTTATTTTTTATAAAAAAAACATAAAAATAATTCTTTTCTATTAAAGTTATGTTTTTGTTGCATTTTTGGAACAAATACCTTAGAATTAAGTTATACTTAATGAGGAGGTGATAAAATGAGTGTGTTTTCAAAGACATTAGACGAATTAATGACAAGTTTCGATATGTCAAATGAAACATTGGGAGAAATTGTTGGAGTTAATAGGACTACTGTTTCTCGTTGGAGATCTGGCGAACGAAGTCCGAAAATAGAGAAATTGCCTGAAATAGCTAAAGTGTTTAATGTTGATGCCAGAATTTTTGTAGGCGAACTATCTATGCAAAACAAAATAGAAACAATCTACAATCAACTTGAACAATCGAGACAAGCGAAGGTTTACAATTTTGCAGTTGAGGAACTTGAAGAACAAGAAAATGATAACAACACCAATATCTCAGAACTTGAGGCTTATAGAAATCGGAAAAGAAAAGCTCAAAAAATTATTGATTTTCCCTGTTTCGGTTTCGCAGGAGCAGGATTAGGTGAAGCTTTACAAGAGGAAAAGCCAGAATATATACCATTGCCTTCGAGTGTTATTCCACCAGAAGCTGACTTTTGTTTGCTTGTCAACGGAGATTCTATGGAACCTAGTTTCTTAAACGGTACCTATGTGTTTATTAATATTGTACACGGTGTTCACTCAGGGACTGTAGCAGTTGTCATTTTGAATGGCGAAGGTCTATTAAAACGAGTATGGTTTGAAAACAATATTGCTCGTTTGGAATCCTTCAATAAGAAGTATGAAGATATTGTCGTTACTGAACATGATGATTTTAGAATTGTCGGTAAAGTAGTAATGTAATAGAGACTTTGTTTTGGCAAAGTCTCTCAAGTTATTGTGAATTTTGGTACAAAAATACTATATTGAGAAATGGGGTAATTTAATGGCGGTATTAGCTGTTTTAGGGTTTTTGGGTTTTATAATAGGGGTTGTGCTCTTGATTTTGAGTTTTATAAAAAGGAATAAAAAGACTTCATCTTTAGTAGTCATTTTATGTAGTTTTATTATTTTTTGTGTCGGAGTATTGAATATGCCTGCTAGCACGTCTAGTACATCTTCTACTACAGCTAGCTCTTCTAGTGGTTCTGCTTCTAGCGCTTCCGTTTCTAGTGCTTCCGCTCCTAATGATTCTTCCTCTAACTCTTCTACTACACCTAGCGCAGAGGAAAACTATCAAAACACCACAAAAGTAAGTGCTGAGGATAGCCATCTTTCTGACAGTGAAAACAAAAAAGAAAATGAAGAATATGAAGAAATTAACGAATTGATTGCACAACACTTAAAAGATAATCAGGGATGGGCTTTAGGAACTATTGATAATATGGGGAATCCTGTCGAAGAAGGTACACCTGATCCAGAGTATGCAGTATGGCCTTTTGTCCGTTCAATCACTTGGAATGGAAGCGATGTCGAAGTACAAGTTACAGCTGATTTCCAGAATTTTACTAAAGCTGAAAAAGAACTAGTAGCTAGTTCTTCACAAGGAATAGCAATGAGTTATGCTGAACTTTCCGATAGACCAAGCGTTTATATTTATAATGGAGAAACCGCATATGGTCATTCCGGAATCATTAATCGTAATAGTTATACTTGGAATTAACTGAAATGCTGAAGTAGATAGATATTTATGATCAACTTATATCTGAGTATGGTGAGAAACGCTCTGCAGAAGCTTATCAATAGGCAATTGATAAACTGTAAGCTATATGATGCTAATGCAAAAAAAGCAAAAGACTATCAAGAACAAATGGCAATGGCTCCAAAAGCAGATTACGCTATACAAAATTTAAATGAATAAAATTAAGATATTGTATTTGTTTTAATGAAACACCCAAATTAAAAAACAATATAATTCATTACTCATTCTGAAAGGAGAAAAAAATGAAAAAAAGTAAAGGTTCTATGTATCCGATTAAAGTTTTAGGTAATCTTATTGGCTGGATATTCTTATTTGGTTTAGTTGGTTATCTAGTTAAGAGGAATGTTAAAGAAAAGATAGACAATATTTAACGTATTAAAGATAAAAGTGAGTTAAAAATGCAAATACGCTATACTTTGGTTGTGGAAGCGTGATGAATTTTTGCAAGACAACGCAAAACCCCAACCTACTGGTGTAGGTTGGGGCTTTCTTTGCGCTTGTAGTGAAAACAAGCGTGCGGATCATTCCGGAACAAGTTACATTAACCAGCATTTCAAACTACAGGAGGTCATACAATGGCGGTTATACAGAAGTATACTAAAGCAGATGGATCTAAAGCCTATATGTTTCAAGCGTATTTGGGTATTGATCCTTTAACTGGAAAAAAGAAACGTACGACTAGACGAGGATTTAAGACACAAAAAGAAGCTAAGCTCGCATTAGCTCAGCTTCAATTAGAAATAGAATCCAACAGTTTATCCAAACAAGATTATAGTACATTTAAAGATGTTTATGAATTATGGTTCGCTAACTATAAACATACCGTGAAAGAATCGAGCGTTCAAAGAGTTAGTTATCTATTTAATAATCAGATATTACCAAAATTTGGTCACTTGAGAATCAATAAAATAAATACAGCAATCTGCCAAAAAATAGTAAATGAGTGGAATGAAGAAAATTCCCCTACTCGTCTCAGAAGTTACACTAAAAAGATTTTCACTTATGCAATATCAATCAATCTCATTTCATCAAATCCAATGGATAATATTTTGATTCCTAGAAAAACGAGACATAAAAAGGTCGAGAAAGAAAATTTTCTAGATCGTTACCAATTGAAAGAGTTTTTAACTTTAGTGAAACAACAAGAAACACTGAGTATTTTCACAATGTTCCATGTTCTAGCTTATACAGGACTCAGAAAAGGAGAACTTGTTGCTTTAACATGGAATGATATAGATTTTACTAGCCAAACCATCTCAATTAATAAGACAGGATATTATTTGAATGGTAGTCCTTATATCACATCTACCAAAACAAATAAATCCACAAGAAAAATATCTGTAGATAATTCTACTATATCTATCTTGAAACAATGGAAATTAGAACAAAAGAAACTCTTTCTTTCTCGTGGAATACCAATCAAATCAGACAAAAAACAATTGATATTTTCTAGTAACAGCAACAATCTCATTCATAATGCATTTCTGAATGAAACATTAAGAAAATATCCACAATATAATATCACCCCGCATGGTTTTAGACATACTCACGCCTCTCTGTTGTTCGAAGCTGGAGCAAGTATCAAACAAGTTCAAGAAAGATTAGGTCATACTAATATAAACACAACACTGGAAATATATACTCATGTCACAAAAGAAGCAGAAAAAGAAAGTGCAGAGAAATTTTTAAAATATATGGATTTATAA